GGCTAAAAACAGTTATGAAAAAATGACAGAAGTAGCCAAGGAGCTAAGAAAAATGAGCTTGGATAACAACTGTACGATTATTGGACTTTGTCAATTAAACAGAGAAGCAACTAAAAATGCAAAACAGCCTAATTTATCAATGTTAAGAGATTCGGGTGAGCTGGAGCAAAGTGCAAGCAAGGTTATATTTGTCTGGAAGAACGAAAAAGACTGCGCAGAAGATTATTATCTAGTGATTGAGAAAAACAGAAGTGGTCCTAAATCAATTATTCCAATAGGCTACAACAAAGAAAATCAAATTGCTTATGAATTAAGCAATAAGAGAGATTTAAGAACATAGGAGGATTTAGAAAATGAACAAAAGCGAGAAGCAATATAAAGATGAAATTATAAACAAAGAAGATGTTTTAAAAGGCCTCATTACTCATGATTGTAAATCAACGTTATTTGCGGTTTTATTAAGTGATAATACAAGGATTAAAGACCTTGAATATCAAGTTATGAATGATATTAGATCAATGATTGAAGATGATGATTATATCTTTATAAAAAGGACAGAAATTTAACAAAAACTATTTTGATTAAAAATTCTCTCTAATTCGTTGGTAGATAAGGGATTAGAGAGAAAATATAAATGCAATATAACATCTTGGATATATTGCGCGTTTAAAGGAGTAAAAAATGAAATGGGTTAAAGAATATATTCGAAAAAGAAGAATAGAAAAATGGAAGAAAGAAGTAGAAAAGATAGCTGTTGTTACTGCTGCATGTTCAAACATGGAATTTAAATTTTTTAACTGTGATTTAAATTTAACTGATTCAAAAAAACAGGATTTATATAGAACTATTGATAGAAAAAAGCTGCCATATGTTATATATACAGATAAAAACAGTTTTATGATATATCCAAATGAATTAGTAGAGGAGCAAAAATGACGATAAATAAAACTGATGATTTAGGTATAAGCAATGACGTATTAGCGGATTATATTAAACGATATGAGGCAGCTGTGAATCATGTGTTTAAGGATTACCCTAAACAGCCATCAATTTACAGTCATGAGCGGCAGAAGTACAGTGGACTGGACATAAATACATATATCTATATTGCAGATAATTATGAAACATTAAAGGAGAGGCTTAATGGAAGAAAATGAAGTAACAAAAGCAGATATTAAACAGTTTATCAGAGATGTAACATCATGCGGTTATTACAACCGTAAAATCATATCTTTAACTAATCAGTTAGAAGCAATACATGTTCAGCTTGTAGGGGTAAAATCAATAGCGCCGAAAGAGTACCATGTTGAGAATAAAATACCGTTCAGTATGCAGGGAATAAATTCTTTACTCATTGATGAAGAAAAATTAATATTAGAACGTGATAAATATATTCGTAAGATAAATGAGGTAAGAATACTGTTCGATCAGTTGCCTATTAACATTCAAATCATGATGGTAGAACTGTATGTTTGTGGTTACAATCATACAAAGGTAGCTAACCGTTATAACTTTGCTAGACAGTATTTATATAAACTTATTAATAAATCAGTAAAAAAAGTTTTAAAAAAATAAAAGAGGTGACAATGTAACCTACTTTTATGTGTTATTATGGTATTGTGGAAATTTTGAAAGAACACCACAATCAACAGTTAATCAACACTTTGTCAGGAAGAAACTCGAAAGGGTTTCTTTTATTTTAAACTGTCAGTTATGCAGCAAAACACCTCGCTTTCATTTTTTATGCATAGGTGGCAGTTTAAAATAATCTGCAAAGGAGAAACGTATGTTTGACTATTATGGTGGAAAATGGAAAAAGAAACGAAACAGCATTTTGAGAAAAGATAAATACAAATGTCAGATAACTAAATGGTTCGGTCGTACTGAGGAAGCCAATACAGTACATCATATATATCCTGTGAAGGATTATCCTGAATATGCATGGTGTGACTGGAATCTGATTAGTGTAAGCAATAAATCACATAATAAATTGGAAAACCGTAAGACTGGTGAGTTGACACCTTTAGGAAAATGGCTGATGCAGAAAACTGTACCAGGAGTTGAATGGAGGAAAAATAATGGAAGTTAATGACAGTGAGATACACGATGAACTACGTAACATCTATAAACAGATAGATTCATTAGATAATACACTTACAAACATTTTGAATATTATGAAATTAAATTTAGCATTTAATTGCGGACTGATTAGTATCAATGATATTGCTAAACAACTGGGTATCGATAAAGATAAGATTGATAAAGAAAGGCTAGGGATTTAATGTGAAATACAATAAAAAAATATTAAAATCTGATAATAAAACCAAAGAAAAATTGCAATCCCCCCACCTGTAAAACGTTAAATAACGTTAAATTTCTACTGGGGTGGGTAGCTTTTTCCAACTCTGAGAACATTTTGTGAAAGGGGGTGATGGCAATTCACAAGCAGACAAGAACAAAAAAAATCAACGGTTTTATTAAGGATACAACAAATAAAATGAAAGATTTAGGAACTTATAAAATTGAATTTGATACGACGATCAGAAGATATGCAGAAATGCAACTTCAGTATGAGATTTTAAATGAAAAATGGATTGAAAGTGGGTGTGCTGTCACCGAACCGTATACAAATAAAAATGGTGCAACCAATCAAAGAAAGACCGCAATTTATCTTTCAATCGAATCATTAAGAAAAGAACTTCTGGAACTTGAGAATATTTTTGGACTTACTCCAAAAGGTTTGAAAATGATTAAAAATAAAGGACTTGAGCAAAATAAAAAAAGCGCTCTAGACAGGATCTTCGATCAGGATGTATAAGGGAAAATATTTTGATGAAGTTCTTGAATATGCTGAGGGATGTATAACTGGAAAGATAAGAGCAAATAAATATCGAAAAAAAGCATGTCAAAGATTTATGGATGATTTAAAAAATGACAAATGGGATTTTAATCCAAAAGATGCAGATTTTGTTATCAATATTATCGAAAAAACTATCTGTCATCAGCAGGGTGAAAAAAGAGACGGAACGCCGCTAAGAGGTACTCCGTTTTTTTTAATGACATTTCATAAATTTATTATATATAACCTTCTTGGATTCAAGGAAAAGGGAACGATCATAAACAGGTTTAAAGAAGCTCTTATTTTTATTCCGCGTAAAAATGTTAAGACATCTTTTGCAGGAGCACTTTCTTATGCACTTGGTCTTTTATACAGAAACAGCGGATCAAAGATATATGTTGTAGCAGCTGCATTAAAGCAGACATTAGAAACTTTTGGTTTTTTAAAGTACAACATTCGTAACATGGGTGAGCATGATGAAGACGGCGGTCATTTTCATATCATTGACAATAACAATGAACATTCGATTAAGGCTGAAATCGGTGGTGGTTTCTTTGAATTAAATGCTTTGGCAGCCAACCCCGACAGTCAGGACTCGTTTAATGGGAACTTTGCTATATGTGATGAAATCCATGCTTTTAAAAAGCCGAAACAGTACAATCTTTTTAAAGAAATGATGAAAGCATACACCAATAAATTATTAATTGGTATTTCAACTGCGGGCGATGATCCCAATTCTTTTTTAGCAAACAGGGTCAGATACTGCAAAAGAATTCTTGATAAGGAAGTAACTGATGATCAGTATTTTGTTTTCATCTGTGAAGCAGATATGACCGTTGACAAGGACGGCAATAAAATACTTGATTATACTAATCCCGAAGTTCATGAAATGGCAAATCCTGCATACGGAGAGTCAATAAGACCGGAAGAATTAATGAACGATGCTATGCAGGCAATGAATGACCCGCAGCAGCGGAAGGATTTTTTTGCTAAATCGTTAAATGTTTTCACAAATCAGATTGATACTTATTTTGATATGAATGTTGTTGAGGCAAGTGATCTTAAATACAGCTGGACTCTTGAGGAACTGGCAAAACTACCAGTCAACTGGTACGGCGGTGCCGATTTATCAAAACTTCACGATTTGACAGGAGTCTGTTTATACGGGCGCTACCGCGATGTTGATATATGTATCACACATGCTTTTATCCCTATTGCAGTTGCACATCTAAAAGCCGATGAAGACAATATCCCGTTCTTCTGGTGGGAAGAGGAAGGATGGCTGACAACCTGCAACAGTGATGTGATCGAATATGAGGATGTTGTGAAATGGTTTATCGAAATGAAAGACATGGGTTTTAAGATAAAATGGGTGGGATATGACAGAAGATATTCGAGAGAGTTTATCTTAAAAATGAAAAAAGCCGGGTTCAAAATAAGAGATCAGCTGCAAAGATATGTTGAAAAAACAGAAGCGTTTAGGGAAATTGAAAAGAAATACACCTTAAAGAAATTTTATTATCTGCATAACAAGGCGTATGAATACTGTGTCAGCAATGTAAAAGCAATTGAAGACAGTGATGAATTTGTGAGATTCCAGAAAGTAATGCCTACTCAAAGAATCGATTTATTTGATGCCAGTGTAATTGCCTGCAAACAGCTTCTTATTGCAGGTGAAAAATCATCGAATGCAAGCATGTATCTTGATTAAAAGGAGGAATATATGGCAAAGAAAAAAAAGAAAAGCAGAAGCAGCGCCCCAAAAGAATCTGGAAGCCGGTCAATAGGATTAAGTATAGACAACTGGGACGTACTTATAAGCAGCGGATATACACCGCTTTCCCAGAATCCCGAAATAATCAGCGCTGTAAATAAGACAGCCAACCTGATTGCAGGCATGACTATTCATCTGATGGAAAATACCGAAAACGGCGATCAGCGGCTGCTCAACGAATTATCAAGAAAGATAGATATAAATCCCAATCCGTATATGACAAGAGCAACTTTCATCAGTGCGCTTGTCAGGATTCTGCTGCTTGAAGGAGACGGGAATGCAGTTATTTATCCGGAAACAAGAAACGGACTGATAGACGGGCTGTATATACTACCTCCTGGACAGGTTTCATTTATTCCGGATGGATTTGGATATTACATGATGTATAACGGAGTAAAGTATACATGTGATGAACTGGTACATATTCCTATCAATCCGGATCCGGTATTTCCATGGAAAGGTACAGGATACCGCAAAACACTGCGGCAGGTTGCTGATACTTTAAAACAGGCTTCAGCAACAAAAAAAGGATTCATGGAGTCTAAATGGAAACCTTCGATTATTGTTAAGGCAGACGGACTGACAGAAGAGTTTTCAACAAAAGAAGGGAGAACAAAGCTCCTTAATAAATATATCGAGTCAAGCGATGCGGGTCAACCCTGGATCATTCCGGCAGAACAGTTTGATGTAGCGACCGTAAAACCGCTGTCTTTAAATGATCTTGCAATCAAGGACAGTGTTGAACTTGATAAAAAAACTGTAGCCGGTATTCTGGATATTCCGGCTTTTGTTTTGGGAATAGGCAGTTTTAACGAAAAGGAATGGAATAACTGGATCAATACGCGGATTAAAAACATATGCAATGTTATTGAACAGGCGCTGACAAAAGTAATTTTGATTAGTCCAAATCTGTATTTCAGATTTAATCACCGTTCTCTTTTTGCGTATGACATTGAGACGCTTTCCAATGTGGGATGTAATTTATTCAGCCGTGGTATTCTTTCCAGAAATGAGGTTAGAGATTCAATCGGATATTCGCCTAGAGAAGGTCTTGATGAACTTATTATACTGGAAAACTATATCCCTTCAGGGATGATCGGTGATCAGAAAAAATTAAATGGAGGTGGTGAACAGAATGAATGATGCTAAAAATACAAGATATAGAAGTCTTGGAAAAGATGCAAAATTTAAGACGAGAACCGAGGATGACAGACTTTATATAAGCGGTTATTTCTCGGTTTTTGATTCAGTTTATGAATTATGGCCCGGTGCAACTGAAAGTATAGATGCACATGCATTTGACGGTCAGCTGAGCGGAGATATCAGGTGTCTGATCGATCATGATACAAGACTTGTATTAGGACGTAATAAAGCCGGAACGCTGAGCTTGAAAATTGATTCAAGAGGACTGTGGGGAGAAGTTGAGATCAATCCAAACGATCAGGATGCAATGAATCTATACGAGCGTGTCAAGCGCGGTGATGTTGATCAGTGTTCATTTGGATTCAATATTGAAAACGAGGAATTTATTGATAACGGTGACGGTACTGTACACTGGATAATCAAGTCGGTGAAACTGTATGAAGTTTCAATAGTTACATTTCCGGCTTACGAAGAAACCAGTGTGAGTGCAAGGAAAAACGATCTTGCTCAAATCAGCAAAAGAAAAATAGAAACATTAAAACAAAATCTAAGAAAGAAACTGAAAGGAGAAAAGTAATGGCATTAAAAGTACTGATGTTAAGAAAGAAAAAAGACGGATTAGCAAAACAGCTGGAAGATTTAAGAAACGGCAGTGATTTTGAAACCCGTGAAAAAGAACTGGAAACTGCTATTGAGGAATTAAACCCTGAATCTTCAGAAGAGGAGCAAAAAGCAGTACAGGATGAGGTTGATAAACTGGAAACTGAAAAACAGGAACATCAAGAAAAAATTGAAGGCTTGGAAAAGGAAATCAAGGATATTGAAGATGAAATAAAAGAGATTGAGGAAAAACAGCCTAAACCAGTTCCACAGCCTAACCCCGACAAGAACGATGAAGAAAGAAAGGAAAATAATTTAATGGATACAAGAGATAAATTTTTTGGATTAAATATTCACGAAAGAGACGCATTATTTGCTCGTGAGGATGTTAAAAAATTCTTAGGAGACATCAGATCACTGTTCAGTCAAAAACGTGCAGTTGGAAATACAGAATTAATCATCCCTCAAAACTTCTTACCTATGGTTAAGCAGGTCGTAGAGACAAATTCAAAACTGCAGAAATATACTGATTTCCAACCATTGACCGGTACAGGACGTATGGTAATCATGGGGTCTTATCCTGAAGCAGTATGGACTGAACAATGCGGAAAGATCAATGAATTATCATTAGGATTCAATGACATTGAGGTCGACGGTTATAAAGTGTCAGGATTCTTTAAAATGTGTAATGCGATTCTAGAAGATAATGATGTTAATCTTGCACAGGAGTTTATTAATTCTATCGGTATCGCAATTGCTAAGGCGCTTGATAAAGCGATTGTTTATGGTAAAGGTGTCAAAATGCCTATGGGTATCGTAACAAGACTTGCGCAAACAGAAAAACCGGGCGATTATTCAGCAACTGAGAGAGAGTGGAAAGATTTATCAACATCAAATATTATCAAAATTACAGGTAAAACAGGTATTGAACTGTTTAAAGAAATCACAAAATCAATGAAAACGATTTTTACAGATTATGCATCAAATAATCTTGTATGGATCATGAATCAAAATACGCATCTTGATCTTATTGTTGAAGCGATGGGAAGCAATATGAATGCTGCAATTGTCAGCGGTATGAATGATACAATGCCCGTTGTAGGAGGAAAAATTGAGGAGCTATCATTCATGGCTGATGGTGATATCGTCTTTGGATATATGAATAATTACAAACTTGTTCAACGGCGCGGTATGCAGCTGGCAACTTCAACTGATGTATTATTCTTTGAAGACCAGACAGCATTTAAAGGAACTGCACGATACGATGGTAAACCGGTAATTGCTGAATCATTTTCAATTATGAATATCGCAGGAAAAGCGCCTACTACTGTGGCTGCATTTGCTCCTGACAGCGCCAATACTGTTGAAACTTTAGCGGCTAAAGCCAAATAAAAATGAATGACAGCCATAAATTATCGGTCCTGAAAAATAATTTACAGCTCCTGACTGATTCGCAGGATCTGTATCTAAAGGAACTGCTGAAACAGGCTGAGTCGTTAATGAAACGTGAAGGAATAGTTAATGACGGTACAAATGATTACGATATGGCCGTTGTTGACTATGCAGCTTTCCTTTTCAGAAAAAGAGCGAACAGCGAAATGAAGATGCCCCGGCATCTGCGTTATGAGCTTAATAATATCCTGTTTTCGCAAAAACAAAAATGACATTTGACGATGGAATAATAAAGATTTATAGGCTGGTAAACGTTTCTGAAAAAGGCGACAAGCCTAAATATAAAACGTTCTATAAATCTTCCTTTTATTTTAGTTATGAGACACTGGGACTGACAAGATATTATACCGCCCTTGCAAATAACGAAAAAATAGAAACAGTTGTAAATATATATCAGGACAGAAGTATAAGAGTAAATGATATTGCAAGATTTGAAGATGATTCAGAATTTAAAATTGTACTGGCTCAGCATTTTAAAGACAGCGACGGTATAGACTGTACAAAACTGAGTCTGGAAAGGATGAATAAAAATGTCTGTTGTTTCGAAACTTAAAACCGTTAGAGACGCCTTGACGCAGGTCACAGAAAATGTATTTCATTATGAAGCGGAGAATAAAAACGGTCCATATATAGTCTGGATGGAGGATGGTGAAGGCGATTCACTTCATCTTAATGACAGAAAGAATGAACAGGTCATAACGGGAACTGTTGATCTGTTTACAAAAGACGAATATGATCAGCTGATTGATGATATACAGAATGCACTCAGCGGGGCTGATATATCCTTTATACTCAATTCAGTTCAGTATGAAGAGGAAACTGAGTTCATTCACTATGAATGGAGATTTGAAATATAATGGGAAAAATGGAAATCGAAGCTGCAGAAGAGTTTGTAAGCGTTCTTGACAGACTGGTAAAGAATTCAGATGGGATTGCAAAAAAAGCAGTTTATAAAGGTGCAGGAACAGCAGCTGATGAAATAAAAAAAGAAATCGAATCGCTGCCTGCAAGCGGGATAGCCATTCAGGGAAAAAAAGATCAACGTAAAAAGATTGGAGTACTGCCGGAAGAAAAGGATGATCTGATAAAAGGGTTTGGGATTTCACCAGTGCAGAAAATCGCAGACAGTATTGATGTAAAAATCGGTTTCGACGGCTACGGTCATAAAACCAGAAATTATCCCGGCGGTGTCCCAGTCGTGCTTACTGCCCGTGCCATCATATCAGGAACATCATTCAGACATAAGAATGATTTTGTAAGAAGAGCGGTAAGCAGAGCAAAAGAAAAAACAGTTGAGACGATGAATAATGTAATTGAAGAGGAAATTAAAAAGGAGATGGAATAATGGCAAAAAAAGGACTATCAAAATTAGTTTTCGCAAAGTATAAGGCAGATGGAAACAATGTTACTTACAGTGATCCTGTTATCAGTGAAAAACTGGCAGAATATTCAACAGAGATAGAAGCCGGCGATTCTAATGATCTGTATTTAGATGATGATATTGCTGAAAGCGACAGTGCAGCTTTTTCAAGCGGAACATTTAATGTTACAACCGGTGATTTGTCAAATGATACGTCAAAACTTATTTTAAACGTAAAAGAAAAGAAAATAGAATTACCGAGCGGTAAGAGTGTAACTGAATTAACTTATGACAGTGATATGCAGTCAGCTGAGCTTGGTGTAGGCGTTATTGAAATGCATCAGGTAGACGGAAAAACATTCTATCGTGCGGTATTTTTAGCAAGAGTGCTGTTCAATATTCCAAGCAATGCAGCAACAACAAAAGGTGAGACAGTAGAATGGCAAACTCAGGAACTGTCAGGAAAGATTTTAAGATCCGCACAAATCAGTGAAGATAATGTCAATCCATGGCAGTTTACAGCAGATCTGGAAACTAAGGCCGATGCACTGGAATACTTAATGTTCAAGGGTGGAAAAGCTACTAGCGATTTAGCAGGTGATCATTAATGAATCTGGAATACATCTATATCGAGGGTATCAAATACCCTCTTTCTTTTTCCCTTGTTACTGCTGAACAGATTGCTAAAAAATACCGGGATTTAAATGTACTGGAGAGAAATTTAAAGGATAGAAATTATCCAGTTGACAAAAAGTTAAATATGCTGAGTGACATCATTGCAATGATGATATACTCGGGGGTTCGATACTGCAATGCATATCATCTTGACCCGTATAAAGATGCTCCGTATACACAGGGCAGATTTGTTTATTTAACCAGTGAGCAGGTAAAAGTCAGCCTGCCTCTGGATGAAAATTCAATCAAAGGACTGACCGATAAAATTCAAAAATGTATCAGAAGTGGAAACGTTAAAAAAATCGGTACTAAACCATTTGAAATCAGCGGTCATTCAAAAAAAAAGAAGCAAAGAAGCTGACGGGAGATACACATATTTATTTAAAGGCCAAGGCCTATATGATGCATATCCCGAGCAGTGAGTTTTTATATATGCCTATTGGTGAATTAAGCGACCTGATCGATGCAGCCGATATATTAAACGGGCTGTGTGATGAAGATATACCGCTTGAAAATGACTATTATATTCCGATAGAACTGAGGTGAGAGCATGGCATATGATATCGGTCCAAGAATAACGCTGAAAGGCGAAAAGGAATTTAATCAGCAGCTGAATAAGATCAACAATTCACTTAAGGAATACGGCAGCGAATTAAAAGCCGTATCTTCGCAGTTTGATGATAATGCTAACAGTCAGGAAGCCCTTATTGCTAAAAATAAAGTGCTGGAAAAACAGTATGAGACACAGCAGCAGAAATTAAAACTGTTTCAAGGGCAGCTTGAAAAGCAGAAGAGTTTATTGAGCGAACAGGAAGCAGAAATAAAAAATCTTACTGCTCAGTATGGCGAAAACTCAAAAGAAGTGAACAAGGCACAGAGTGCCTACAGGAATACAGAGGCAAATATTTCCAAGCTGAGTACTTCTATAAACGAGACTACCGCCTTTTCAAATAAACTGTCAAATGAAATAAGGACCAACAATTCGTATCTGGATGAAATGGCAGAAGGAAGCCGTGATGCAGCTACCGGATTGTCAAAATTAGGCGATGAGGCGAAAAACGCTGAAAATGATACAAAAAATCTAGGCGATACCATCAAAGGTGCATTTGCAACTAGCGAGCTTTCTGATGCTGCTTCGGCAATTGCTGAAAATATCAGAGGCATTGTTGATGAATCAAAAGAACATTTAAAAATAATGAGTGCTCTTGAAGCATCCTCACAGCTTGCAGGATACACAGCTGAACAAACTGCTGAAACATATAAAATCCTGTACGGAGTACTGGCAGATGATCAGACAGCTGCCACAACTACAGCAAACCTGCAGGCATTGGGATTAAGTCAGGAAGAACTGACCAGACTGACTTACGGAACAATTGGAGCATGGACAAAATATGGTGACAGTATACCTATTGACGGGTTAGCAGAAGCAGTTAATGAAACAGTCAAGACAGGTACTGTTACCGGTACTTTTGCTGATGTATTAAACTGGGCAGGTACGAGTGAGGATGATTTTAATACTAAACTCCAGGCAACGACTGACCAGTCAAAACGCGCCAATATGATACTTCAGGAACTGGCTGACCAGGGGCTGATAGCTTCTGCAGAAGCATATCGGGACAACAATAAAGCTCTGATTGAAAATAATGAGGCACAGGCAGAGTATCAGGAAGCATTGAGCGATTTGAGCGAAACTCTGATGCCTGTATTTACTTCTATTACAGAAGCTATAACTGAACTTATTGAAATTTTTAATTCACTGCCCGCACCTGTTCAGGCTGTTATAGGAGTGATTTTGGGAATTATAACAATTCTGACAATCCTTTCTCCTGCAATAATGGCGGTATCTTCTCTGTTTTCAATTTTCGGGGCTTCGGCAGGGGTAGCGGCAGGCGGAGCAGCAGCGGCAGGTACTGCCGCATCGGGTTCAGCTGTCGGATTTGGTCTTCTTAACATGTCACTGTTACCTGTAATTGCGACGATCCTGGCAGTAGTTGCTGTTGTAGCTGCGGTGATTCTTATATTTAAAAACTGGGATGAAATCGTAAAGTGGTTTCAGAATCAGTTCGCAAATTTTGGGGCAGCAATCAGCGACTATGTAGATGATATCGGTTCATTTTTTCACAACATGTTCGATGGAATATCTCAATGGCTTTCTGATTCAATCGATGGATTTGCGAGCTGGGGCAGTGAGATGTATAACAAGGTAAGCACTGCGGTCAGCGACACAATCGATGCAATCGCATCTTTCTTTACAGGTCTTCCCGGAAAAGCAATCGAGTGGGGATCGGATATGATTGACGGATTTGTTGACGGGATAACCGGTACCATTGGAAAAGTGGTCGATGCGGTTTCTGATGTTGCAGATACTGTCTTCAGCTGGCTTCATTTTTCACGCCCGGATAAAGGACCGTTGAGAGAATATGAAGAATGGATGCCGGATATGATGTCTGGTCTGTCTAAAGGAATCAAGGACAACAGATGGCGTGTTGAAGATGAGATAGCTTCCTTAGCATCGAACATGAATCTTGCATATAATCCGGCGATTGAATCAAGTGCAAAAAACGTAAATGAAAGTACCGTTATAGTAAACGTAAGAGCAGACCTTAACGGCAGGGATATTACTAAATATGTTGAAAAAGAAATTTCAGCAAATCAAAAAAGTATGAGACTGGTAAGGGGGTATTAGTACTGTGTACGATATTTATATTAATGATATAAGCTGTATTGAGCAGAAGATACTACCGACAACAAGACCGGATATCCCTGCACCTGTTAAAAATTACAATGAATATGATATTCCCGGTCGTGACGGGAAACTGTATGAGGATCTGGGGACATATGATGATATTGAGATTACGCTTACGTTCAACTATATGTGTGCGCCCGATCAGTGGCATGACACATTCAGGAAGTGTAAAAAAATGTTTCTAGATGCAAAAACTCTTGAATTCAGTGACGATAACGAGTTTTATCATCGTGTAAAAAAAGCAGTTATAAATACTAATGAAAGAGTATCAAAAAGAATTGGAAAGTTTTCTGTAGGTGTCACTCTTGATCCGTATTATTATGCGGTTTCAGGAAAATATAAATATCCATATAAAAAAGTCCTGTATAACGGTTATGAAAGAACCAGACCGCTTTATTTTATTACAGGTGAAGGAGTCTGCCATCTGGAAATAAACGGTACTGACATTAAATGCAATATTGGTCAGAATCTTGTAATTGATACATTTCTTAAAATAAGCTACCGCAGTGACGGTACGCTTCAAAATACAGCAGTCAGTGGAGATTATGAAGATATGCAGTTAAAAGAGGGCATGAATGAAATATCCATAACAGATGGATTTGAACTTATGATAATTCCCAACTGGAGGTGCAGATAATGATAGAAATATACAAACCTGAAAATACAGAATACAGCATGAATGGCGACATGACACTGAATCCGACAGAATGCATGTTAACTATGAATTTAAATGGTGCGTGGAGTGTTTCTATGACTCACCCAGCGGATGATAAACTTGAATATCTGACTGAAAATACGGTCATATGCGGTGAAACACCTGTAGGGAAAAAACAGCTTTTCAGGATACGAAATATAACAAAAAATGACAGCAGTGTAACATGTACTGCATACCCGATATTTTTCGATTCTAAAAATGACTGTTTTCTTTTTGATGTAAGACCTACTGAAAAAAACGGTCAGGAAACACTTGATATTATGCTTGCATCTAATGAAAAATACTCAGCATCATCAGATATCAAAGCTGTGAATACCAGTTATTATATCCAAAAAAACTTTATGGAGGCTCTAAACGGCGATGATGAAAACAGCTTCACCAGCCGGTGGGGCGGCGAGATTTCTTATGATAATTTTACTGTTACAGTTAATGAGCATCTTGGTGCTGACAATGGACTTCGCGTAGAATTTGGATTTAATTTAATGGGAATCTCTGAAACTGTCGATATGACCGAAGTGGCAACACGTATCATACCAAAAAGCTATAACGGTTATATCCTTCCAGATAATGAAACGGTCGACAGTCCAAATATAAATAAATATCCTGTGGTATATACTAGAGTAATTGAGTATCAGGATATAAAACTCAAGGAAGATGCACAGGAGAATGATTTAGAAAATGGAATCACTGTATGCGAGTCTCTAGATGATTTATATACAGCATTGAGAAACAGGGCGGCAGATGAGTTTGAAAACGGTATTGATGTACCTTCGATTACCTATGATGTCGATATGGTTGATTTATCTAAAACAGATATGTATAAGGATTATAAGAAACTTTTAAATGTAAATCTTGGTGATACTGCACATATCAGACACAGAAGACTTAACATAACAACTGAGGCTAGGGTTATCTCTATGACGTATGATATGATTACAAAAAAAGTAGATACTTTAACTTTAGGAGATTATATAAGCAGTTATTTTAGTGATATGGACTCTGTGATGAACAGAGTAGATAAAGTTATCGATAAATCAAGCAATACTCTGATGGCAGAAAAAATAAGCGGTGTGATAAATCTTTTGACTACTTCGCTGAAAGCACAGAAAGACATTGCCAAAAAACAGGATGTGAGAGCAATTCTGTTTGAGGACATAGATAAAGACAGTCCAACCTTCGGGGCGCTGTGTATCGGTACACAGGGCATTCAGATTGCAAAAAAGCGAAACGAGACTGATACAGACTGGAAGTGGGGAACTGCCATAAACTTTGAAAGTATAGTTGCTGACTATATAATTACCGGTATTCTAAGCGACAGACAGGGCAACAGCTATTGGGATATGGACAAAGGTGAGCTTGTAACAAGATATATGAAAGCAACTGATGCCGAGTTTTCAGGTACGGTAAAAGGTTCGAAGATTGAAGGCGGAGAAATAAACGGGAGCAATATAGCTACAGATAAGGATATTACGATAGGAAGAAATATCCGTTTTTCCGGGAACGGTGATTTTGCTGCCGTTATGGGAACTAATACAGTTCTTAGATTTTTAAATTCGAATCCGCCAACAACATCCGTAGATGGTCCTAATGTTCAGCTTCTTGCATCCAATCATATATATATCAGCGGTTCAACGATCTCATCATCGGTTCCTATTACAGTAGGTTCAGACAAAAAACTAAAAAAGAATATAGAGGATATTGATCTCTCTGAATTAGTTGATATTTTAAAAATAAAAACATTTGATTATAAAAATGGAAAAGAAAATGTGATAGGTATTGTTGCACAGGATATTATAGACCATCCTCTAAGCATGTATATTTTGGATAAAAACCATGAAGGTATTTACAGTGTTGATTATAATGCTCTTTCGATGGCCGGTATTCAAAAAGTACAGAAACTGGAGAACAGAATAAAAGGACTGGAGGAAAAACTTAATGATAAAAATTAAAATTGACGGTTTGAATCTGTCGTGCGGCACTGATGTTATTCCTGCTCAGGGGAGTGCTAATATTCCGGTTGTTATAGAATTGGAAAATCAGGAGGATTATTCTGGTTATGCGGTGGTTCCATATGTGGGATGGTTTGAAAACGGAATACTGATTTCTACAGTTAGAGAACTTCTGAATAACGCTTTTACCATTCCAGCTAATGCATTTAAACGAGGCGGAAAAATAAAAATAGCATTTGCATATATAAAAGATACTACTAAAATAAAAACATTTCCTATTAACTTTAATGTTGCAAATGCACCAGAGGCAGGAATTAAACTTCCCGATGATGGTACATGGGAAACACTGGTTTCAAATCTTGTTACAAATTTGTTTGAATCCCGTTTTGAAAATGAAATTAATGAGATTCTTGAAAATGCAAGGAAATTAAACAGTGCAACTGCCGACCTTCAGGAGCGGATCAATACTGCAATAAGCTATATGGGAAATTATGAATGGAACGGGACACAGATAAGATTTCAACTGTCTGATGGTACATGGGGTCCGTATCATGATCTCTCGGGTGATTTTGCATCGAAAACATATGTTGATAACCACATTTTTGGTCCTGATAATCTTGAGGATACATTAAATTTAAAAAATAAGGATATAACACTGCCAACTGAGATAAAAACAGGTGATACATCGATTGATTTATCTAAGTTGATTTTTTATGAGGAATAAAGAAAGGAAAATTTAAATGAGTTTAAAAACAGTACAGGTAATTATTAACGGTGTCTCAACGACACTGAATTTAAACAGTCAGACTGGTAAATATGAAGCGACTGTAACAGCGCCGAATACTTCCAGTTTTAATCAGCCGAACGGGTATTACAATGTAACAGTAAAAGCTACTGATAATGCAAATAATATT